TCCTCCTTGTAACTCAATCCTATTCCTGTTTCTATTTTGTTAATTATCATTTTAATACCTCAAATAAGGGGCTTTAACTAATATTCTATTAGTTGATGTTAGTAATACTGGCGAATCATCTTTCAGATGAATTTGAAATACTCCTTTCATAAACTTGTGGAATACTCCTGTAAACTCAACAGTAGCACTTTGACCTGCCGTATGTATAGTAGGAACTACCATAGTAAAGGTTTCAGTTTCACTTCTATTAGAAGAAATAAATAATTCTTGAGTATCTTCTTTATATTCAAATTTATACTTTGCTAAATTCATAATATTACAAGCCTCTACAACTTCTATCATTTCTGTATCTAAAACAGTAATTTTACTTTCAAAGGTAGTTTTTCTAAATACTTTCATAGTATCATCTTGAGATAATTCTAAAGAATTAGTTTCAAAATATACTATTAACATATTAATCATAACAGTAGCAGTATGCTCTAGAACTTTAGGCATTTTACTATTGATAGATGTATTGCTAAAGGTTAGAAAATCTCCTACTGTAATCTCTACATTAGAATTAAATGTTTTAAGAAGTTTAGTAGTTTTATCTATATCTACTACAACCATGTCATTTGTAGAACTAACGCTTTCATTTTCACCCAACGGAAGATGAATCAAACAAGCCGTTGCTTCATTTGCATTACATATAAACAATCCATTTTCATTACATTGTATATATGCATTTTCAGAAAGACGACTGTTTTTACTAGCCATTCCATCAAAGTACTTTCCCTTTAATGCTACATCTTCTAGTGCTTCTTTTAGTTTATTTGCATTTATATTTATATTCCATTCAGACATGTTTCTCACTTAAAGTCTCCATTCTTAAATTCTTCAATTCCTACCCACTTATTATCAGTCTTAGATACTTCAAAGACATTCCAAGATTTACCTACTAAAGAGGGATTAGTTTTACAGTCATCTAATACTGCACGATATAATGTTTTATCTGCTCTTTTAATTTTAGATACTGTTAATATCTGTAGTAATCTTTGTGGGGTTGATTTGTGCCAATCAGGTTCAAACCCTACGGGGGTTGGCACATTGATATTTTCATAAATAGGTTTTAGATGTGTAATTAAAATCCTATTTGTTTTTAGTGCGATAAAGGGATTTAGTATTCTATTATAGACTCTATTTCTAATCTTCCAATCTAGAGGTTGAACCTTTATTGAATCTATATCATGTATAATAGACTGTCCTTTATTATTTGATTTAACTAATGCTTCTCGTAATACATCACTAGAGCCTTCATTTACTTTATCAACTCCATCCAATATTACTGCCTTTACATTACCTTGTTCTACACACTCGTTAGCATATTCTAACCAAGCATGACAGTTATGAAATGTTTGCTCCCAATCCCAACTACCATCAGTCTTTAGAACATTAGGAACATAAATTTCTATATTTTCATCTCTCCAAGAAGAATTCCATGTAGCAGTACAACCGTCATCTAAATCTAGAATTAATACTTTCATTCCTGCTTTCTTTTCTTCTTCTGTACGACAATCCATAGCCGTTCCACTTTTACCTGTTTTAGGTAGACCAACAATACCTAACAATAGATGTTGCTTATCATTAGCCATACGTTCTTTTATTTGTTGACGTATTGCTTTTTTTCTTTCTTCATAACTTACTATTTCAACTGCTTCTTCCTTTTTAACATTCCAACTCATTTTTATCACCATTATAATTTATATTTACGTCTGTCCAATTGTGGACAATATCGTTTAATTCTTCTTTTGTTACTTTAAGTCTAATCTCTTTACCGGAAGGAAAATGGAATTTCATCCAATATTCTCCGGTATCTTCATTTTGTCTCCAAGTAGTAAAGTCTGCATTATTCATTGGAAATGCAAAACTCCTACCATGTATTATATTTTTTGTTATTTTATATTCATTCATTTTAATCACCATATTTGGGTGAAGGGCTTCCCACCCTTCTGACCGATTCGGGGAGAGTTCGGCTACTCGATAGATAAATCAGTCAAAGAACCAATTTTCTGTATCTTCTTCTACAAAGTCTATTGCTTCGGGGCTTCCACCTCTAGCCTTAATGACATACATACCATTTACATTAATAGAAGGTGGTTGCGGGTCGCCATTATCATCTGTGTTTTGTGATGTTCTACCAACTACAATTACGTTAGAACCGATACCAAAATCAATATTCATATGTTCCGGTATCCAACATGTAGTTCCACTCCAACCATCTCCTTCATAATCAAAATCAGTATTCAAATCATCTAAAGTTAGAATCCTATTACCGTTTTTAGTAGGAGTCATGTTAATACTTGTAGCATTACCTTCTGTAAATACAAATCTATCAGAATATGGTTTTTCATTTACAGTATCATGGAATCTAGATAAGTCAATAAGTGGACTATAGTTTCCTTCAGAATATCTAATTAACATTTCTTTCATATCTGTTTTAGATACATCTTTCTTTAATTCAGAATCTTCAGGCAAATCAACATTATAGATTAGAGAATCCATAGTTTTGTTTGTTGCACCGTGAATCTTACTACTATCATTAGAGTTTACAATACAAGTAAAGTGAACATATTCAAAAGTAGTAGGACTGAAAGTTCTACTTGATGCACCCTTATAGTTAAAGAAGTATTTACCAAAGTTACCATTTACTTCCCCAATGAATACACCACTTCTGCGGAATTCTTCTTTTGCTAAAGGCTTTCCATAGTTTTTCTTATTCCATTCTGCATTGTTAGAATCAATAGGAACTAAGTAAACACCATTTTCTAAATCTACATTATTGTTAGGAATAGTTTTAGTTTGTATTACCTTTTCTTCTCCATTCATCATCATACGACCTTCAAAAGTTTCATCTTCTAGTGCAGTAAATAATGCTACTTTACCAAGACTAAAAGTTGTATTACTATCTCTACGGTATTCATTAACTATTCTTTGTCTTTGAATAGCCATCATATCTCTTGCTTCATCTAAAGCAATAAAGAACCCAAATGCAGATTTAAACAAAGAATCTGATTGATTCGATGTATTTGATTGTGTTTCACTTCTCTTTAGTACATTTCTAGCACTAGAGAAAAATTGTCTCCACAATGCTCTCGCCATGAGAGGTTCTTGAGATGCATCAATGCTATTTTGAGTACAAATGTCCTCAAACTTAGCAATTGCATCTGACTCGGACATACCGAGCAGTTCAGCCGCTTTCTTTATTTCATTTTTTATTTCATCATTCATTTTTATTACTTCCTTTTTTTTTATTTTTTTACTAATATAGTTTCAAGTGTTTTATAGTATCACCACTTTCTCTTAGGTTTTCTATCTAATAGATTAAGTAAAATCTTTAATCCAAAAAACGCTAAAAAAATCTCAATCATTTATATCATCTGCCCTACCATCCAAGAGGCTAGAACTTTAGGAGTCATATTACTACTTCTCCATTCGCACTCCCCTACAACTCTTAGTAATTTAAATTTGTTTTTAGGTTCTAAATTACTTTTAATAATAGTATCATGTAAATTAATACATATAGTCTTCATGTCTACTGATTGATATAACAATTTATGCACCTTCTCTAAACAATTTGTATATTCATTTGTATTTATTAATTCTAATATTTTAGTATATGGTTCTAAGTTTTTATCTATTTGATATAGGAGGCTAGAATTACTAGAAACTGATGCCTGTAACTCCGTGAGTCCTCTTCTTATGTCTCCATGCAGGTAGGTTATGAACTTTTCCAAATCGTCCTCGGATACGCTTGTTATGCCCTCCTCGTTCAAAACTGAAGTCATAACTTGTACCATATCAGAATCAGATAACCTACTGAATAGATAGTTTGCACATCTAGATTGTAATGGAAATATAATCTTATGTCTACTATTACAAGTAATAATAAATCTACAATTAGAACTATATCTTTCCATAATTCTTTTTAATGCATTCTGTGCATCTCTTGTCATACCATCCATTTCATCTAGTAATATTATCTTAAATGGAACTTCACCAATTTTACTAGTAGATGCTATTTCCTTTATTCTTGTTCTAACAGTTTCTAACTTTCTATCATCAGAAGCATTAATCTCAAAGAAATTTGCTTTGATAAATTCACCTAGTAAATCATTTGCTAATGCTATTGCCGCAGTTGTTTTACCAACTCCTGCAACACCATACAACAATAGATTAGGCATTTCTTTATTCTGTAACCAATGTTCGGCATCTAATACAAAATTAGTTTGTCCATGTATTTCTTTGATATTCTTTGGTCTATATTTTTCTGTCCATAACATTATATTCTCACTCCTTTCATTCCTTTCATTAATGAAAACCATTTTGGTATTCCATATTTCCATTTAGCAAAAGAAATCTTATCCTTGACATAATACATTCTGTATTTTTCTACAACAGATAATTCGTCAAAGTTTTCTTCTCTTCTACAAATAGAATCATCTGATATGGCTACTGCAAATTCAGTTAATCCTATATCGGGTAATTCTTGTAAAACCTGTTCCCAAACAGATTCATATTCTTTTAATGTGATTTGTACTTTGTGTATTCTACCATAATATCTAACACTATATTCTTCACATAATGCCTCACAATGAGTTTTTAGAAACTCAAAGTTTTGTTTGGATTTTCTTGCCCAAATAGTACAAGGATGATTTAACATCACTGGTCTATATGGACTATCAAAACCTAAGTGGTCTGCAATAGTTGACATCATTTGCAAACTTTCGGTTGGCATTTTCACGACATGCTTATTGCACATATCTTTGGCTGCTTTTGTTGGGTCTTCGTTTAGTATAAATATATTCATTTTTATTTCTCCTTTATTATAACCATGCCCCTAGAGATTGTTTTGGTTTTATTGGGGCATATCTTTTCTTTCTCTTTTTATTTCCAATACCTAATACTTTACATTCAGTATTGTCTAATTTTGTTTTTGCATATTCTAAAAACTCTTCATCTTGTAATAAAGATTTTAATAGATGTGCATCTGATTTTTTAAGTTTTAGTTTTCTACATATCTTAGGTACTACTGAATAAGAATTTCTAGTAGGCATTACTAATTTTCTATACATTCTACCATCATGAACATACGCTAACATTTCATAGAAGTAATCATTACTTAACTTTCTTTTAACTGCAAAATCTATGTATGCTAATTTATTTGGGTGTAAGTTGGGTGTTAACCAACTTAGGAACTGTGTATCTGATGGTTTATTATTCTTTAGCATTTTAGAGATTTCTTCTCTATCTGCATTCTTTAGATATTCTCCTACCATAGGATATATATCTATATCATATTTTTTAGGAGCAGTGGCTCTAGGTGCAATTTCTTTTAAGTAATCTGCATACGTTTTTTTAGTTGCACGTTTTAATTTACATAAGTTATATATTGACTTAGGTACATCTTTTTGGTTATCAGATAATAATACAACTTGACCTTTATACTCTAATATAGTTTTACGAACTAAATCAGTGTTTGGTTTATAGTTTGCTTCTCTAATTATAATTCCTGTTTCAATCGGTATACTATAATTATCAGTAATGTCATACTCATTAGCATACTTGATAATTGGATTATCAGATACAAAGGTTAATGCCTTTTCTAATTTTTCTGTTACTGCTTGTCCTACTATTATTATTGGTTTATATTCATTGTGTTCTTTTATCGTATTTATTAGGCTCATCTATAATCCTCACTTCTACAAGTTCATCATATTCACTGTTACATTTTCTGCAATCAATGGACATAATAAACCATTTTACTTTATCTTCATATTTTACTCCGGCTTTAAAACCGAATAATTTGTTACCACATTTTCGACAACCAAGTAAACTTTGTCGTGTGGCATGATAATCTAATATTTCTTCATCAGATACTAAATGTTCTGATTTATCTAGTAATGTTGTGTTAATGACACAAGCCGTACAAAGATGATTATTGTTATGTACTTCTCTAAGATTACATCTTGCACACAACATTAAATCAAACCCTTTATTTCTAATATCTTATCAAGTCCTTGTTGGGTTAGATGTTTATCTTGTCGAACCATCCACATTACATGAGCAAAATCATTCCAAAGTACATTGGAATAATTACTATATAATGCGAATGTTTCATACAGACTTTCTAAATTAGAAATACCTGTTATGTATAAAACTGGTCGTGGTCTATTTTTACTTTCCATAGGTTTAACTTTACTTTCTATTTCATGTTGAAGTAGACTTCTTCTTATTGCAAATAAGAATTTTAATTCACCTCTAATAGATACTCTAAGTCTTACTCTATAACCTACACTTGTATTTTTATCCTTAGATATATTAATTTCAGCAGTAGGTAGCGATAGCAAAAT